CTAACGGTGTAATTAAATTTTTACCTGTTGAAAAAAATATAGACACTTCCATTTCAGCATCTTATATTTTTGTTTCTGGTTCAACAAATGATTTATATTTTTCTCAAAATGGTAATGGATATGCTAACACAACTCGTTTACGTTGGTTAGAAGGTAACTTATACACTGGTTTATTAAATGGAGGTGTAATTACAACCCAATCCTCTACTGTTTATCAAATTAGTAGTGGTAGTGGTATTATTGTTGATTTAAATGCAAGTTTAAGTGATGATCCTTATCCTGTAATACAGTATTTAAACTGGGGAAATTTATCTGCTAGTATAGCACCACTTACAGCTTCTTATCAACAAGCTTTTGTTGGTATTGATTCAACCAATAATATCTACGCTCAAGGAACACCTTTTAGTAATGGTCAATTTGATACTATAATAAACATTGGTAACGTATTATTCCAAAACCAATCTACAATTAATGGTGTTAAAACACAACCTACTGTAGCATATGGTTTTGAGCAAGCACAAAATGTATTCAATAGAGCATTTGGACCTTTAAAATTATCAGGATATACTTTAGCACCTAGTGGATCAAGTACAGGTAGTTTAGTTGTAGGAAGTGGTACTGCTTATTCTCCTGGTTCTAACTATACTATAGATCCAAACGAACCTTATTATACAGTTGACTCTGGTACTAATGTATCTAAAATATTTAGATACTATCAATCAGGATCTAGCTGGGTTTATTTAACAAACGCAGGTGCTGGTTTTGCAACTATTGATCCAACACAATATTCAAATAACGGAGTATTAACATTAGTACCTTCACCTGTAGCATCAAGGTGGACTATCCAAAGAGTATTCTGGTTCCCTAATTCAGTAACAAAAGCAATAGTTGTTTACTATGGTAATGCAGTATATACAAGCGAATCAGAAGCTATTGCTAATATTAATATAGAACCATTTGTAGAAGCTCCTAACACAGCAGCTAATGCAATTTATCTGGGTGCTATTGTAATTAACGGTGATGGTGTATTTACAGATGCTGCTGACTTTACAATAGTACCTGGAGGCTTATTTAGACAAGTAGGAGGATCAGGTGGTGGTGGATCAATAATAACACAAACACTATCAGGATTATCTGATGTATTAATCTCAGGACCTACAGATTATCAACCATTAGCTTATAGTACAACTGCTAATAAGTGGATTAATCAATCCGCACTTAGTGCTTCATTATCAGGTAATGTAGTTGGTAATGTGACTGGTACTGCTTCATATGCTTCTCAAGCATTAAACGCTAGTACAGCTTCATATGTAACTTTAGCTCAAACTGCTAGTTATGTTTTACAAGCAGTAAGTGCGTCATACGCGACTTATGCTAACACAGCATCTAATATTTTGGGTGGTGCTAATAATTATATTCCTGTTTTTAGTGGTAGTAGTACTTTATTAACTGGTAGTATAAGAGATAATAGAACTGATAATATTGATATATTCACTGGTACTAATAACTATGGAAGTGTTACTATGTATGCTGCTACTGAACCTAGAATATATTTAAGTTCAAGTAATAATGATTATTTAGTAACATACAATAGTTATGGTAACTCAGGTGTTTCATATGCTTCACCTACAGGTACTAACTATTTAATATATTATACTTCAGCATCACAAACATTAGCTATTCAAGCTGGTAATTCTGATAAAATTATAGCTACAAGTACTAAAATTGATCTTACTAGAAATACTATTATTACAGGTTCATTAAATGTAAGTAATGGTATTACAGGTTCATTATTTGGAACATCTAGTTGGGCTTTAAATGCTGTAACATCTAGTTATGTTCAAATAGCTCAAACAGCATCTTATGTTTTAAATGCTGTAAGTGCTTCTTACGCTGAAACTGCTTCATATGCTCCATCATATCTTCCATTAACAGGAGGTACTATAACAGGTAACTTAACTGTAAATGGAACCGCATCTATAACTTATTTAAATACTATTTACGAAACTGCCTCTGTTATTTATTCATCTGGTTCAAACCAGTTTGGAGATGCAGCTAACGATACTCAAACACTTTATGGTACTGTAGTTATTCCAACAGGTAGTTTAACTGTAACAGGTTCATTTGATGTACTTTACGGAGAAATTAAAGCTGGAAGAATTGATAATACAAATGAAGGAGGTCAGGTAAGTTTTGGTAGAGCATCTGATAATCTTACAGGATGGTATATTGATGTTTATGGTAATACATCAACACCAAGTTTACGTTTTGTTGATGTTAGTAACGCATCTGTTAGAATGACCATAAACGGTAGTGGTAATACACAAATGGTTGGTAGTTTAGCAGTAGGTTCTATTTCTCCATCTACTACAGCTGGAAGAATTGATGCTTCAAATGATGTTGTAGCATTCTCAACATCAGATATCAGATTTAAAGAGAATATAACACCAATTTCAAATGCTTTACACAAACTAAATAAAATAGGTGGATATGAGTTTGATTGGAAAAATGAAGAAGAGTTAGTAGCATTACATGGTTTCACTGGACATGATGTGGGTGTGATAGCTCAAGAAATAGAAGAAGTACTACCTGAAGTAGTGACAGATAGAGACAGTGGATATAAAGCAGTTAAGTATGAAAAAATAGTTCCTTTATTAATTCAAGCAATAAAAGAACTACAACAAGAAATTATTGAATTAAAATCTGCTAAATAAGTAGAATAAAAAACAAGTTACAGGAGTATGACTTTACCAATATCAGGTTCTTTAGGTTTAAACGATATTAGAGTTGAGCTGGGTATACCATCTCAAACTCCTTTATCTTTAGAATCTGCTTCATTAGGACAATATGTACCTATTAATTATAATAGCCAATATTATCCTAACGCTACACCTCCATATGCTGTTTCTGAATGGTATGGTTATAATCACTTAGCTAGTGCTAGTCCTTCAAGAACTCCTTCTTTAACTCCTACAGCTACACCTACTGTTACTCCAACAGTAACACCTACAGTAACACCAAGTAACACAGCTACTCCATCAAATACACCTTCAAATACTGTTACTCCAAGTAGTACTGTAACTCCAAGTAACACTGTTACCCCTTCAAATACTGTAACACCTTCAAACACAGCCACACCAAGTAGTACTGTGACTCCAAGTGTAACTCCATCAAACACAGTTACACCTAGTAGTACAGTTACTCCAAGTAGTACTGTGACTCCAAGTGTGACTCCATCTAATACTGTTACACCTTCAAATACTGTTACACCTTCAAATACAGTAACACCTAGTGTAACTCCATCAAATACTGTGACTCCAAGTAACACAGTCACACCTTCAAATACAACGACACCTAGTGTTACACCTTCAAATACTGTAACACCTAGTAATACTGTCACTCCAAGTAGTACAGTAACACCTTCAAATACAGCAACACCTAGTGTAACTCCATCACGTACAGCAAGTGTAACTCCAAGTAACACTGCTACACCTTCAGTTACACCTTCAGTAACAGCTTCTGTTACTCCTAGTAACACAGTTACTCCAAGTGTAACTCCATCTGTAACTGCAAGTATTACTCCAAGTAATACAGTTACTCCAAGTAATACTGTAACACCTTCAAATACTGTAACTCCAAGTGTAACACCTTCAAACACTGTTACACCTTCAAATACTGTAACACCTTCAAACACTGTGACACCAAGTAACACAGCAACACCTAGTGTAACTCCATCACGTACAGCAAGTGTAACTCCAAGTAATACAGCAACACCAAGTGTGACTCCATCTGTAACAGCTTCTGTCACACCATCTAATACTGTTACACCATCAGTTACTCCTTCAGTTACTGCGAGTATAACACCTTCAAATACTGTCACACCTTCAAACACTGTGACACCAAGCAATACTGTTACTCCTAGTAATACAGCTACCCCAAGTGTAACACCATCAAATACAGTTACACCATCAAATACTGTGACTCCAAGTAACACTGCTACTCCAAGTATAACACCTTCAAGAACTGCTTCTGTTACTCCAAGTATAACAGCAACTGTGACACCTAGTAATACTGTCACTCCTTCTAATACTGTCACACCATCAAACACAGTAACACCTAGTATTACTCCTTCTAATACAGCTACTCCAAGTAATACTGTTACTCCAAGTAACACAGCTACACCAAGTGTAACACCAAGTAATACTGTAACACCAAGTAACACAGTTACTCCTTCAAATACAGCTACTCCTAGTATTACTCCAAGTAGAACTGCTTCAGTAACACCAAGTGTAACAGCTTCAGTTACTCCAAGTAACACAGTAACACCTTCAAATACAGCTACACCAAGTAACACAGCTACACCAAGTGTAACACCAAGTAATACTGTAACACCAAGTAATACTGTAACACCAAGTAATACTGTGACACCAAGTAATACAGCTACTCCATCTATTACTCCAAGTAAAACAGCTAGTGTAACCCCTAGTAATACAGCTACACCTTCAGTGACACCTAGTAGAACAGCAAGTGTAACTCCTAGTAACACTGTCACTCCTAGTATAACAGCTTCAATTACTCCTAGTAATACAGCAACACCAAGTGTGACTCCAAGTAGAACAGCTAGTGTGACACCTTCAAACACAGTTACTCCATCTATAACAGCTAGTGTAACACCAAGTAACACTGCTACACCTAGTATTACACCTACAAGAACAGCTAGTGTAACACCATCAGCTTCTGTTACTCCTAGTATAACAGCTAGTGTGACACCTTCAAATACTGTCACTCCTAGTATTACAGCAAGTATAACTCCAAGTAACACTGCTACTCCATCAGTGACACCAAGTAGAACTGCGAGTATAACTCCATCAAATACAGTAACACCAAGTATAACAGCTTCAATTACTCCAAGTAATACAGCAACACCAAGTGTGACTCCAAGTAGAACAGCCTCTATTACTCCAACTGTTACTCCAAGTAATACAACTACACCAAGTGTGACTCCAAGTAGAACTGCTTCTATTACTCCAACTGTTACTCCAAGTAACACTGCCACTCCATCAGTAACACCAAGTAGAACTGCTTCTATTACTCCAACTGTTACTCCAAGTAACACTGCCACTCCATCAGTAACACCAAGTAGAACTGCTAGTATAACACCTACAGTTACTCCAAGTAATACTGCTACTCCATCAATAACACCATCACGTACAGCAAGTATTACTCCAACAGTGACACCAAGTAACACAGCAACACCTAGTAGAACACCTAGTATTACACCTTCTAGAACAGCTTCTGTCACACCAAGTAATACAGCTACTCCAAGTGTAACACCTAGTAGAACACCTAGTATTACACCTTCTACCTCTTGTATTTGTAATACACCAACAATTACTAGTATAACAAATGCTGGCGGAGGCCAAATAAGTATAGCATTTAGTTTACCAAGTTGTGGAGGGTGTACAGCTACAAATATTCAATATTCAACAGACAATGTTAACTGGGCTAATAGTAATACAGGTGGATGTACATCACCTAGAGTAGTAACACCACCATATTCAGCTCCATTCTATGTTAGAATACAACAAGTTGGTGCTTGTGGAACAAGTGCTTACTCAGCAGGTTATTATTATAATCCACCATCAGCTACACCTTCAGTAACACCAAGTATAACACCAAGTAAAACACCTAGTGTTACTCCATCACCATCAGTAGCTACTTATACTATTTCTTTCTATGGTGATCAATATACACCTGCTACAGGAAATGGATGGACTATAGTATATAGTACTGACTGTGTTAACTGGAGTGATATATATAGTGCTATGTATTGTCCAACTAATAATGGATGTGCTTACGCTGGTTATATTGATAATATAGCTTATAATACAACTCTTTATATAGCTGTTGTGGATTGTGCTTTTGGAATAGGTAATGGTATATCATTTGATCTTTCTTCTAATACAGATGCTTGTCCAGATACTAATAATTTCAGTTTTTGTGAATCAACAGACGGAAGTTGTTCTGGTAGTCCATATTCATTTACTGTTACACAAAATATAGATTTAGCTATTACAGTTAGTGTATCTAAATTTGGATATGGTTATTGTTTTTAATAAAATAAAAAATTAGATATGGGATTCTCAAAACTTAAGAAAAAAAATAATAACACTATCATTATAAAAAATATACATAATGGTGATAAAATACATTATACTAAAAATAGATCTAGTGGTTTAAAAATTTCCTCTACTATAGCTCATGAAGGATTTTATAATATAGAAACATCATCAGCATCATCATTAATAGAACAAACAGGTTTAGTACCATCAAAAATTAATGTTTTAGATGTAGGATTTGGTTTAGGATATAGTGCTCAAAAATTTATTGATTTAGGAATTAAATCATATACAGGTATTGAGATAAATGATTCATTATATGCTAATGCTCTTCATTGGTCTTTAGGTTTAAATACAACTACTAATGTTAGTATTATTAATGGAGATTGGGCAGTAGCTATGCAAAATCTAATTAATTTAGGACATAAATATCATATTATATATTATGGTATGCTTGATGAAATAGGTGATAAACCAAATTTAGATTTATTTATGGATTTAAGTAGTAATTTAAGTAATATAGGTACTTTATGTTCTGTCCAAGGATTACCTTTATTTAAAAATATAGATTTAACAAATCATTCTAAAAGTAACTTTAACATAGACATTTCAGGGTATACTTTTGATAATGTATTCACTTGGAACTTATACTTAACTTTAAGTAAACGTGGTTATTTTAGTGTATATTATCAATATTATGATGGTCAAAATTGGGTAATAGATCCTAATGAAAAAATTAACCAACCATCACCATGTGTTGGTTGTTTACCAATAAAATTTTAATAAGTTTGGATGTCTTAATTTCTTTTTATATATTTATATACACAAAATGTTAAACTTAAATAAATTATTATGGTAACCATCATTATTATTTCTTTATTATTAATTACAGCTGTTGTAGTTTTTAAAGCTTCTAAAACTAAAAATGAACAAAATTCTCATGTTGAAGATTTAGCTCCAGAATCAACTCCAGCTTTATCAACAATTAAAGAATACACTGAAGCTGCTAAAAAATCAGCTAAAAAATCAACAACTAAAAAACCAGCTACTAAAAAACCAGCTGTTAAAAAAACAACTAAAAAATAAGTTATGAGTGAAGTAAAAAAATTAACAGCAGAAGAATTAGAAACTATTAAATCTATTAAAATAGAATATAATAATTTAGCTGTATCTTTAGGTGAATTAGAATTACAAAAAGCTAATATTGAAAAAGATAAACAAGCATTATTATTACAAAGTGCTCAATTATCTGAAAAAGAATCAGTTTTAGCAAAACAGTTATCTGACAAATATGGTAACGGAACAATTAACCTTGATACAGGAGAAATATCTTAATATATTTATCGTTAGGTGTTAGGAGTAAATAGAAAAGGCCCATGTCAGAAATGACTGGGCTTTTTCGTTTTACAGAATAGTTTACATATTTATCATTAGACATAAATCTAATTAAAACATGGCGCAAGAAACATTAATCTCACCAGGCGTTCTTACAAGAGAGAACGACTTATCTCAAATAACTCAGTTACCAGTGACCGTTGGTTTAGCTTTAGTAGGCCCTACTGTTAAAGGACAACCAAACATTCCAACTGTAGTTACATCTTATAGTGATTATATTAACCGATTTGGTGGTTCATTTGTTAGTGGTGGTGCTACTTATGAGTTTTTAACTTCAGTAGCTGCTTATAACTACTTCCAACAAGGTGGTGAAACAATATTAGTAACAAGAGTAACTAGTGGTTCATTTACACCAGCATCTGCTAGTATTTGGACAAGTGGAAGTACAGTATCTAATAATACAGCTTCATTTGTTCTTGAAACATTGAACTATGGTATTATGGCTAATAATACAAGTTCTATTTTAAGTAATGGATCATTATCAAGTGGTTCTTTAGAGAACGTGAAATGGGAAGTTAGAAATGTAAACACATCAAGTGGACAATTCACTTTATTAGTTCACCGTGGTGATGATAATACAAACACTCCTGTTATTTTAGAAACATATACAAACGTATCATTAGATCCAAACACTCCAAATTATATTGAAAATGTAATTGGTAACCAATCTAAAAATATTCAGTATGATGCTGATATGGGTGGTTATTATATTCAAATTACTGGTGATTATCCAAATAATAGCCGTTACGTTAGAGTTAAATCTGTGAACAAACCAACTCCAAATTATTTAAATAACGCAGGTGGTGTAGGTACAGATGCTGTTACTTTACAAAGTTACTCAGCTTCATTACCTCAAGCAGGTAGTGGTTCTTATGGTGGTTCATTTGCTGGTGCTTCTGGTAATGATATTCCTTATGTAGGTCCTACTTTATTTGGTAATATTGGATCAACAACACAAGGTTTAGTTAGTGATATGTATGTTACATCTAGTAATATCTTAGCTAACAAAGATGAATATGATTATGAATTATTAATCACTCCAGGTTTGATCAAAAACCAACATACAGTAGTAGCTGACTTTATTCAAAATGCTGAAGAAAGAGGTGATTATTTCTATATTACTGACTTATGTGTTTATAACTCTTCAATTGGAACTCCAACAAACGTAGCTGCTGGTATGGACACTAACTATGCTGGTGCTTATTGGCCTTGGGTTCAAGTAGTATCTCAAGAAACTGGTAAATTAGTTTGGGTACCTACTTCAACTGTTATGGCTGGTGTTTATGCTTTCAATGATAATGTAAGTGCTGAATGGTTTGCCCCAGCAGGTTTAAACCGTGGTGGTTTAGGTGGTGTTATCCAAGCAGAAAGAAAATTATCTCCAACTAACCGTGATAATTTATATGCTGGTAAAGTTAACCCAATCGCTACTTTCCCTAATGTGGGTGTTACAGCATTTGGTCAGAAAACATTACAACAAAAAGCTTCAGCTTTAGATCGTATTAATGTTCGTCGTTTATTAATTGCTCTTAAGAGATATATTGGTAACGTAGCTTCAACATTAGTATTTGAACAAAATACAACTGTAACAAGAAATAAATTCTTATCTCAAGTTACTCCATACTTAGAATCAGTACAACAACGTCAAGGTTTATACGCGTTCAAAGTAGTAATGGATGAAACTAATAACACACCAGATGTAATTGATAGAAATCAGTTAGTAGGTCAAATTTATTTACAACCAACTAGAACAGCTGAATTTATCTTATTAGATTTCAACATCTTACCAACTGGTGTAGAATTCGGTTCATAAGTTTAAAACATTAATATTTATATTAAACAAATAATAAAATGGCAGTATTAGACCCTACAGAAATAATGTTCACCGCGTTTGAACCTAAAGTTCAAAATCGCTTCTTAATGTATATTGATGGTATTCCAACATACATGATTAGAAAAGCATCTTCACCTTCATTCAATGCTGGTGAGATTGTTTTAGATCATATCAACGTTTACCGTAAAGTAAAAGGTAAAGTTAGATGGAATGACATGACATTAGAACTTTACGATCCAGTAACACCAAGTGGTGCTCAAGCTGTAATGGAATGGGCTCGTTTAGCTCATGAATCAGTAACAGGCCGTGATGGTTACTCAGACTTCTATAAAAAAGACTTACGTTTAGACATTTTAGGTCCAGTAGGTGATGTAGTAGGTGAGTGGATTATCAAAGGTGCTTATGTTAAAGAAGCTAACTTTGGTGAATACGATTGGGCAAATGAAGCTTATGTAAGCATCAGTACCACAATCGCTATGGATTATTGTATCTTGAACTACTAATTTAGTACAAAATATAACTTTAAAGGAGTCGTCCAAATGGACGGCTTCTTTTATTTTTATATATTTATATATATAAACATTTATGAAACGTTATGGAACAAAAATTTAAATACCCAACAGAACAAATTGACTTACCTTCTAAAGGTTTGTTTTATCCACCTGAATCTCCTTTATCATCTGGAGTTATTGAAATGAAGTATATGACAGCTAAGGAAGAAGATATTCTTTCAAATTCTAACTTCATTCGTCAAGGTATTGTTATTGATAAATTATTACAATCAATGATTATAACTCCTATTAATTACAATGAATTATTAAATGGTGATAAAAATGCTATCTTAATAGCTGCCCGTATTTTAGGTTATGGTAAAGATTATGACTTTTTATGGACAGATCCAATCACAGGTAAAGTTGAAAAATTAACAGCTGATTTAACAACACTTGAACCTAAAGTGATTGATGAATCATTATTTACTAAAGGTAAAAATGAGTTTAATTTCCAATTACCTTTTTCTAAAGTAACAGTTACTTTTAGATTATTAACACATGGTGATGAACAAAAAATTGATAAAGAAATTAAAGGTTTAGAAAAAGTAAACTCTCAAGGTTCATATGATATTACTACTCGTTTAAAACATACTATTGTAGCTGTTAATGGAGATAGTGATTTAGCTAATGTTAGAGAATTTTGTGAAAATATGTTAGCTAGAGATGTTAAAGCATTACGTGAACATATCAGTAAAATAATGCCAGATGTTGATTTAAAAATTGATGCTACAAAATCTAACGGCGACGTAGTGGAGGGCGTTGACTTACCAATTGGGGTTAACTTTTTTTGGCCTGACGCCTGATTATAAAAAAGTAATATTAGATGAAATAATATTACTATGTTATCACAGCCAAGGTGGTTTTACACATGATGAAGTATATGATATGCCTATAAGATATAGACGTTATTATTTACAGAAATTAAGTGAAATGGCTGAAAAACAACAAGAAGAAATAGATAAAAAATTTGGTTCATCTAACAATAAAGAATTATCACAATCTAATAGAAAACCAAAAGATAAACCACCAATTCCAGATTTCGCATTTAAAGCAAGAGCGCCTAAAAAATAAGGCGCTCTCATATTTATACCCGATATAAACTAATTCACTAGATGCCTACTCAACAAGAAGTACAATTACAACAAGCACTTAATGATCTTATTAAAGATCAAAGGGACTTGATTAAGGAGATAAATAATGAATTAAAGGGAGGTGTTAACTATACTAAAGAAGTTAGAAAACAGTATGGTATTATAGAAAGTATTTCTGATAGATTAGTTGATGATGCTGAAGAATTAGTTGAGTTAGATATAAAACAGTTAGAAAAAGAACGAGTTAGAGCTACTAAAGCTTTAGAAAGCTTACAAACAGCTGGAAAAAGATTACTTACTGAGAAACAACAAATAGAAGCCACACGAAAGTTAACTGATCAAGAACAAATTCTTTTAGCTGCTGCTAAGGAAGGATTCAAAAATGAGCTAGAAACTTTAAAATTAGTAAATCAAAAAATTGACCAACAAAAATCATTAAATAAAGCTGTTGGTTTAACAGGTACTCTTCTTAAAGGATCAGCTGGTTTAATGGAAAAAATAGGCTTTAGTGGTACTATTGTTGAAGAATCTCTTAAAAAAGCTAAAGTAGCTGCTTATGATACAGCTAAAAATTTACAAGAATCAGGAAAGAATGTAGACACTTTAGGTGTTAAGATTCAAACAATGACTTCTGGTATAAAAAGTTTAGGTAAAAGTTTATTTAAATCATTTTCTGATCCTTTAGTATTATTAACAGCCCAAATAGCTTTAGTTAAGAAATTCTATGACTTATATGGTGGTGTTAATCAAAGAATAACTGATCAAGGTAAACAATTAGGTATAAATAAAGAGCAATCTCAAGTTTTATATGAGAATGCTTTTAAATATGCTTCAGAACAAAGAAATGCTTTTGTAACTGAAGCTAGAATATTAGAAGGTAGAGCTAAATTAAATGAAGCATTAGGTACATCAATTGTATTTACTGAAAAAGAAGCTATCACAGCTGAAAAATTATCTCATTATTATGGTATAAGTGAAGAACAAAATGCTCATTTAGCTACATTAGCAAGAGAAACAAATCAAACAAATGATGATATTTTAAATACAGTTATTAGAACTGCTAATGAACAGAAAAGACAATTTGGTGGCTCAATGAGTTATCAAAAAGTACTACAAAAAGTAAGTTCAATTAGTGGTGATATATTAACTAGGTTTAAAGGTAATGTTGGTGAATTAGCTAAAGCTGTTCAACAAGCTGATAGATTAGGTTTAACATTAGATCAAGTAGATAAAATTGGTGAATCATTACTTAATTTTGAAACATCAATTGAAAGTGAACTTAAAGCTGAATTATTAACTGGTAAAGCAATTAATTTAGAAAAAGCTAGATCAGCAGCATTATCAGGAGATACAGCTAAATTAACAAATGAAATATCTAAACAAGTTGGTAATATTCATGACTTTGAAAAGTTAAATACAATTCAAAGAAAAGCCTACGCTGAAGCATTCGGGATGACAGCTGGTGAAATGGGTGATATGCTTCGTAAAAAAGAACTTGAAGCTAAATTAGGAGTTGACATATCTAAATCAGCTACTGAAGCATTAGCTTTAGCAGATAAGAGAGGTATAACAATTGAAGAAAGCGTTAGAAAAGATCTTGAAGCAAAATCATTAGCTGAATTACAAAAATATACTTTTGAAAAAATAAAATCTGTATTAGAAAGAATAGCCGCTGGTCCAATGGCTACAATATTTAAATACTTAGAAAAAGGACTTAAATTTGTAGAGAGTATATTTGGTGCTTTTAGTAAAATGACTGGTGGTGGTTTAGGTAATGCTTTAGGAGCTGCTATTTTAGGTGCTCCATTATTATTAGCTACTACTAGATTAATGGCTGGTGGTTTAAAAGGATTATTTTTCCAACGTGGTACAGATCCAAATCCAATGGTTGTTCGTATGCAAGGAGCAATTGGAGGAATGGGAGCTAGAACTGGATATACACCTGGTCTTGGATTTACAGGTGGAGCTTTACCAGGCGGTATAACACAAAATGCCGCTGGAAGATATATTGGAGCTAATGGTAGATTTGTATCAAATGCTTCTGTGACTGCTGCTCAACAAGCTCAAGGAGCTATGGGTATGAGAAATATGATGATAGGAGGAGGATTAGGTATGGCGGGTATGGCTTTAAATATGGTATCTTCAGGTATGGAACCAGGAGGAGCTAGAACAGCTGTTGGCGCTTTAGGCGGAGCAGCTACAGGTGCTGGTATGGGAATGATGTTTGGACCATGGGGAGCAGCTATTGGTGGTCTTGTGGGTGGTGTGTATGGATTAATTACTGAGATGAAAGCTGATAGAGAAAAAGAAGAAGCTGAAAAAGCCGCTAAAAAAGAAGCTGATAAGAAAACTAATGAATTATTAGAAAATTTAGCTATCAGACCAGTGAATATACAAGTAGGTCCTGAAAAAATGAACAACGCTTTAAATCAATATGGTAAATCAGTTTTAGAAAATTAATATTTATATAAAATAATAATATCATGGCATTATTCGATAAATTATCAACTAGTAACTATAGTTTAAAAGGACAACCAGGTCCTAATTTTGAAAACGAAGGACAAAAAACTTCTTCTAATATTCAAGCGTTAGCTAAAAATAACGCTATAATATCTTCACAAGATTTAACTCTTGGTAGAACATATGGACAAGGAGGAACAACAGTTAAAGTTAATCCATCTAAATTAGATTTAAATGGAACAACTCCTCAACAGTATGTTAATACTTTAGGTACAAATAATAGTTCAACTACTTTTAATTCATCTACTGGTACTGGATTAACTCTTGAAAAAAGATTAGCTTTTAGTGATTTAGGTAATGGAGGAAAACCATTAGCTAATTTTGAAAATGTAAGTCAAATGGCAACATCTAATATTCAAGCCTTAGCTAGTAATAATATTTTAAAATCTTCTCAAGATTTAATATCTGGTAGAAAATATGGTAAAGGACGATTCACAGTATTTGTACCTGCTTCTACTCTAGATGCTAATGGATTACCAGTAGGAAATGAATATATAAAAGCTGGTCCAAAAGAAGGAAGATACTAAAACAAAACTAATAGATGCCGTTTTTAAATTTAAATAACAACTGGTCAAAATTATCCCAATATTATAACCAGCCATTTAATAATAAACCTGAAGTACCTAGAATTAAGTACACGTCATTTGATGATGGTTTAATACGTGGTGGAGTTTTAAATGTAGGGATATCATCTGTTAGAGATACAGCTCGTATTGGTAAATTTTTACTTTCTGGGAAAGGAGCTTTATTTATAATTAAACAAGTTGGATTACAAAAATCTAATCCAAGATTAGAGCAATTACAAAATTTTAGAACGTTAAGTAATAATAATACTCAATTATATAATTTGGGTTTAAATACATTAACTCAAGTTCCAATAAACGCTTTAGGAGGTCATATTATACGTCATGGTATCCTTCCAGTTGGTGGTGTTGGATTTTTTGAAGGAGATAGTTTAAGTAATGTGAAAGGATATAATTATGAAAAAATAGTTATTGAAAATAATACTCTTCAAGGAGCCAATTATTATAATATTCGAGTAACACCAAGTAAAAATCCTCAATTTAATACTAATAGATTAGTTCGCTATTTAGCTATTATTAATAATGATAGTTCTAAACCAGTAACTTTAAGAGAATATAAAGGTGGAGCATCTTCAGTTTATGGTTTAGGAAGTACAACAATTAATACAACTTCTATAAGAACTACTATAACTCAAGCTAATAATAATAAACTTGTGTTTAATGGTTTTAGTCCTTTACTTAGTGAAGATATCACTGAAGCCAAACAAGCTAAATTAGAAGATAATTTACAATCACAATTAAATAATTCTATATTAACATATAACAACATAATAGCAGGATATAATATAGAAAAAAGAATAGGTACAACAGGAACTTTTAAAAAAATAGACGCTATAAATGTTATTGATATAACAGATGGCAAAACTTTTTATACCAATGAAAAAGGAAATAAAAAAGCCTCAGATGTGTTATCTGATTATAAAGATCAAATAGATGGAATTTATGGTAATGATATAATTAAATTCCGATTTGAATTTTTAAATAATGATGGTACTCCAGGAGTTGATAATACTCAAGTTTTAGCTTTTAGAGCTTATTTAGACGATTTTAATGATGGTATGAATGCTAAATGGAATTCATATCGTTATATGGGACGTGGTGAGGAATTTTATGTATATGAAGGTTTTACAAGAGATATTAGTGTATCATTCACATTATATGCTCATTCTGAAGCTGAAATGAAACCATTATATAGAAAATTAAACTATTTAATGTCTACATTTACTCCAGATTACTCATCAGCTAATAAAATGAGAGGTAATATAGGTTATTTAACAGTTGGTGAATATCTATTACGTCAACCAGGTGTATTTACTGATATTAAATTATCTGGTTTCTTAGATACACATTGGGAAATTGGATTAGGTGAAGATGGCAATTTTAATGATCAATATGAAACACCTAAACATATTAAAGTAGGTTTATCATTTAAACCAATTCATACATTTTTACCAAGAAAAGCTAAATACACAAACGGCAAACCAGATTACAATACACCGTTTATTACACCGGATTCTAAGCGTTATCCATACTTTGCTAAAAAAGGTACAACAGAGAATAAATATTTAGGATAAAAAATCCTTAATAAAGGTCATATTTATTATCATGGAACGCTATAATAATGTACCGATAATTGAAACTGTACCCACTGTACAGTACCCTAAAGCAATAAAATATAGAGAATCAGTTCGTTATCCTGATATACCATTATCAGAAAATGATGTTTATCTATATACTATGCGTGGAGACAGATTAGACAATCTAGCTTATCAATTCTATAATGATTCAACATTATGGTGGATATTATCTGTAGCTAATCCTGATTTACCTAATGATTCATTGTACCCAACTCTTGGTTATCAATTACGAATACCAACAGATATTACTACAATAATTAATAATTTCAATCAATTAAATTCTTAATATAGTTATGTCCATTTTTAAAGGCACTATCGACCCAGTTATAGCCGCTCAACTTAAAGCTCGTGAAAAAGTTGTAGCACAAATAGAGGACAATAAAGTAGGTATTGCTCCTAGAGGAGATGATTTTTTACGTTATACAACAGGTAAAAATGGTTGGACTAGAATGACATCATTTGTTAATGCAGATGTTTTTCCTGTTTCTATAAAAGACAAAACTACTGGAAAAGTTACTGGTACTAAATTTACATATACTGGTGATCAATTAGCTAAAAAATATGTTTTAGAAGGCGGTACTTTATATTACAATAAAGAAAATAATGGCTTTAATTTAAGAGAAGGTGTTGGTTCTAAAGGAGCTGTTTACGCTAGTAACATAGATGAAGGCTTTTTTAAAAGTAAAGATGATGTTAGACCATTTGGTTATAGACCAATGCCTGGTATATCATCAGTTAATATTATGAATAAAGGGGCTTATGGTTCTTTAAGACAAGCTACTATTAAATTTTATTGTTGGGATAAACATCAGTTAGAAGAATTAGAAATTCTATTTATGAGAGTAGGATATACTGTTCTTCTTGAATGGGGATGGTCTCAATACTTAACACATGGTGTTGGAATTAATGGTATTAATTCATATCCTAATGACGTGTCAATTAAAAATTTTACAGACCTGCCTGTTGATCCATTCTCAGTATCTTCTGAAGATGTTATATATGATAAAATAGAAAAAGGAATTAAAGATAATAAAGGCAATTATGATGCTATGTTAGGTTATATTCAAAACTTTTCTTGGCAATTAATGTCAAATGGAGGTTTTGAATGTACAACAACATTAATTTCTCGTGGTGAAGCTATATCTAATATAAAAGCTAGTAGTAATCCATACACTATAGTTGGATCAATAGCTAGTTCACAAGAAGAAGTTTATTTAGAGAACAAAATAAGTGCTGATGGTAATGCTAATGAAAAACCTACTTTAAGTTTATTTGAAAAAATATTCTTAAATATAAAAGCACATGATAATCAAACTGAAGTATTTGATCAAAAAGGAGAATTTTATGTCCAATTTGATGATGCTATTAAAGATAACACCGCTGTAAGAAAAGAAAATAATAAAAAAATTCAAGAACAAGTAGATAAAACTTTTAAAGAAATTAAAGAAACAGTTGCTAAAATTCCTTTTAAAAGATATATTAATGGACGTATAGAAAACTATACTGATCCTGATTTTCATGCTAATATTTGGTTAAAACCAACTGATGGAGGAAATGATGGTACAGCTATTGAATATATAGTTTTAGACCAAGTTGTAGAATTACTAAACACTTATTTTCTCCCTAAAGATAAAAATACAAAGAAAAATGTTGTTGATATAATAATACCAGCTGAAACACCATGTTTAGCTAGTGAAGATTCAGTTTCAATTGATCCAACAACATGTTTAATTAGAAATGATTCAGCTACATTTATAGTAGATTTAAAAGATTCTAAAGATCCAAATAAAGATTTAGGATTTGATCCTGCGTTTTATAAAATGGGAATCACTTCTCATCCAACAGATGGAGATAAAACAGAATGGTCTGATGAAGCTCATATTAATCCAACTTTCTCATTTACAAAATCTATAAAAGGTAGTAAAAAAACAGTCACTATAGGTCAAATAGGTAATATATATGTGTCTATTAATAAAATAATTGAAATATATAGATCTAAAGCTGGAAGTAGTGATGGTGTATCTGTTATTGAATTTTTAAAAGAATTATTAGAACAAATATCTGTAGCTTTAGGTGGTATTAATGACTTCCAATTATACACTAATAAAAATATTGTTCAAATAATTGACGCTAAATACTTAGAATTATCTACAGATCCAAATGGTTCAAAAAATAGTAAATTTAAATTTGACTTACTAGGATTAAAAAGTATTTGTAGAGATGTTAGAATTAATTCCCGTATATATTCAGAACAAGCCTCAATGATAGCTATTGGAGCTGCTGCTTCTGGACAAAATCAAAATGTAGGGGATATCTATTCTTCAACTCAACAGCAATTTAATAAAGGATTAAGAGATAGAGTTATAAATAATATCACTATAGCTCCTGACGACGGTTCTAACCAAAGTGTTGAAGTAAATGGTACTAAACTTAGTCCTGAAGTATTATATTATTATGGAATTTACAATAATATAGCTTCTTTAACAGGATATATTCAACGTAAAGTTTTAGGTACACCTTTTACTAATGTAGATGGAACAAAAACATCTTGGAATGTTGTTAGAGTACCATCACCAAATGAAGTAATAAATGCTAGTAGTTTATTAAAAACATATACATTCCAGTTAAATGGAAAAGATGTTGATTTTAAAGCTTTAATTCCTTTTGAACTAGAAATAACTTTAGATGGAATAGCTGGTTTTATTATAGGACAGATTTTTACAATTGATGATTCAATATTACCTATCCAATATAGTAAAAGTAATATTGGATTTATTATAACTGGAGTATCTCATTCTTTACAAAATAATGATTGGGTTACAACATTAAAAACCCAAATATGTTTATTAGATAATGATAATTATGAAGATAAATTAGGTGATAAAAATAAGTTAAAACAAGCTATAAAGTTAATTAAAGAACAATCTAAAACTAATTCTTATTTATCTATGGCTATGGCTGATTATTTAGTTTATTTAACTAAAGCTATGGCTAGACCAAAAAATAGAACTGCTTATCAAACAGATGATAATACTTTTTATCTTATGATTGATTTTGATGAGGTTTTACTTAATACAAATAGTATAGGAACTTTCATCACTAATGGAACATATGATAAATTTGAAGTTTATCTTGATAAATGGATTGCTGCTTTAAAACCATTAAATTTACCTAACTTTCCTCAAACAAAAAATGAAATAGCTGTTTATACAGATGTGACTACAGGAACTAAAACAACATTTGATTTTAAAGCTTTTAATGATTTTGTTCTTGACAAAAATAAATTTAATCAATTAAAACCATCACAACAAGCAGCTACTAATAACAACCAACAAGCAGTAGCTGAATCAACTGCGAACCCAAATGCAGCTGCTATAAGAAGAGAAGGAGAATGGAATCAATATCAAAATGCTTATAGACAATCTATATTTGTTTATAAAAATGGATTAGCTACAAATGGTGAATTTAAAGAATTTATATTAAATAATTACACAAAATCATACACATATTTAATAACACTTCCTCCTAGAGATAACCCATCAAGTTCTGTTAATGTATCTAGTAAAGAAGTTACAACTTTAAATTCAAATGCTTTATACGCTAAATATAGAGAATTTGTATATAATGAATATCTTGAAAAAAACTATCCAGGTTTATTTGGAAAAGCAAATGGAATACCAGATATTAGTAATGAATCTAAATTAGGTGTAACAAGTGCTTCTCCAACAGCTGCTTTATATATTGATGTATATAATGTTATTAAATTTAAAAATGAAGATGATAATAATAGAGAAAATAATCTTAAAGATGAGTCACGTAATTCTCATATAATTAAAACTGAAGGAAACTATTATTATATATCACCAGATGGATCAGGAGAACCTAGATATTTAGAAAAAAATACTTTAAGCTGGTCTATTAAAAAACAACCATAACAAACATGTATATATCATCATCACAAATAGTAGAAACAGGATATACACAAGGGAATCAGTTTGTTATATCATATAATCAACAACCTTATAAAGGTTTTTATCATAAAGATAATCAAGGAAGATATTGGTCTGATAAAGAACATACTGTTAATTCTTTTTTATTAACAACTACTACTCCAACTCCTAATTTTTCATTTGAGGCTATGACTAAAAATAGTCCTGTTGGAGTTAATTATACTAAACGTTTCACTGATGATTTAAGTACACCGTTACTTAAAAGTGATTTTATATTTCCAACTGAGGATAATTATACTAAAGGATTTTTTGTTAGATATTTTGCTCAATTAAAAAATTCAACTCAACCATATATTATTGAAGTAAATTATAATACTTATAATACTTTTTCTAAAGATAAAAATATTACTAATCATTATTTGATTACAACTTTATTATGGCAATTAACTGGTCCTATAAATGATGTTTATAACAATAATATAAGAACAACACCAGGAATTAAAGATACAAATTTACGATCAATTCAAGATACAGAAAGAACATTTCCAAATTTATCATCATATTTAATAGACCCATTTCAATTTGCTAGAATACCAGCAGATGAAAACACTAATAGAGTTCAACCTCAACCATATGTTGTTGACTATGGAGTTATTCGTGAAGAAATAGATTTAATATTACCTACACCTCCAACTACTCCATCTAATTCACCAACACCAACTGTTACTCCAAGTGTTACTCCAACTATTAGTATAACACCATCTAATACAGCTAGTATTAGTGTGACACCTTCTAATACTGCAACACCAACTCCTTCTGTAACATCAAGTATTAGTGTAACACCATCACAAACAGCTAGTACTACACCATCTATAACTTCAACACCTTCAGTAACTCCTGGAAATACAGCTAGTGTTACTCCAAGTATAACATCTACACCAAGTATAACACCTAGTAACACACCTAGTGTTACTGCTTCATCTACTCCTTCAGTAACTCCATCAGTAACAGCAACTGTTACACCATCTAACACAGCCACACCTAGTAACACACCTAGTGTTACTGCCTCTGTTACTCCATCAAATACAACAACACCTAGTAATACACCTAGCGCGACTGCTTCTGTTACTCCAAGTATAACACCAACTCCTTCTATGACTGCTGGTGCTTCAGCAAGTGTGACTCCAAGTATCACTGTTACACCTAGTAACACAGCCACACCTAGTGTGACTCCAAGTAGAACTGCTAGTGTGACTCCATCAAATACAGCAACGCCTAGTGTGACTCCAAGTAGAACCACTAGTGTGACTCCATCAAATACAACAACACCTAGTGTGACTGCTTCTACTACACCTAGTAACACAGCCACACCTAGTGTGACTCCATCTATAACAGCTTCAGTTACACCTAGTAACACAGTTACACCTAGTGTAACTCCAAGTAATACAGTTACTCCATCAATTACTCCAAGTGTGACTCCTTCAAGTACAGCTACTCCAAGTATCACACCTACACCAACAATTACACCTACATCAACTCCATATCCTCCAGATTGTGGATTAGTATCAGGTAGCTTACCTTGGTATTCTTATTTTGATACTGCTCCACAAGGTACATTAACTAATAATACTAGTACAACAATGTATGTTTGGTTAGGCGCAGGAGTTGCTCCAGGTACAAATGGTAACTTTAGTACTAATAGTCCATTTAGTTCATTATCAGTAGCAGCTGGTGAAGGATTTGTTAATTATAGTTCAACATATTTAACATTATCTCCTGCTCAATCTTGGCCTTATAGTATAACTAGAACATCAGGTAATGCGACAACATTAGATGTCAATTTATATTGGTCTACAAGTACATCAGGTACTAAAGTAGCTTTAAATTGTAATCCACCATCACCATCAACTTCACCTTCTCCAAGTGTGACGTCTACTCCAAGTACAACACCATCTGTTACTCCAAGTAATACTGCTACTCCATCTGTTACTCCAAGTAATACATCATCTGTAACACCTTCAGTTACACCTAGTAATACAACTACACCTTCAGTTACACCAAGTGTCACAGCTAGTGTAACACCAAGTAATACAACAACTCCATCAGTAACACCTTCAAGAACAGCTAGTGTAACTCCAAGTAACACAGTAACACCATCATCTACTCCAAGTGTAACACCTTCAATAACAGCTAGTGTGACTCCAAGTAATACTGCTACTCCAAGTATTACACCATCAAGAACAGCCTCAGTTACTCCAAGTGTGACTCCAAGTGTAACACCAAGCAACACAGCTACACCTAGTGTGACACCAAGTAACACAGCTACTCCAAGTGTTACTCCATCTACTTCTTGTATTTGTAATACACCAACAATTACTAGCATAACAGACGCTGGTGGAGGAAATGTTAATGTTTACTTTACTTTACCTAGTTGTGGTGATGCTTGTTATTCTACTACTATACAAAAATCAACAGATAATTCAACATGGAGTAGTGATACATCAGGATGTAATTCACCTAGAACAGTATCATTAATAGCTGGTGGACCAACATATTTTAGAATAAACCAAGCTGGAAAGTGTGGAATAAGCGCTTACTCAACTAGTGTTTATTATGAACCTCCAACTCCAACTCCAAGTGTAACACCAAGTAATACAGCTACACCAAGTGTAACTCCTACAATTACATCTTCTGTTACACCAAGTATAACTCCTTCTGTGACTCCAAGTAATACAGTAACACCAAGTGTTACACCATCAGCTAGTGTAACACCTTCTGTCACACCTAGTATTACACCTTCTCAATCAGGAGCATCAACTAAAACTGTTTATTGGCAAGCTTCATTAGGAGGATGTGCTGGAGCTTCATATCAAGTACTTAAAAACGGAAGTTCAATATCTTCAGGTGGTATTGATGCTAATGGATCATTTACTGTTATTGCTGGTGATACAATAGAAATATCTCATACTACTGGTCCAAAAGCTGTTAGTGTTTGTCAATCAGCTACAGCTGCTATTGGTACAACACAAGGAGGAGGTGAATATGCCTTTGATTCAAATATTGGTCAAAATGCTTCAGCTACAGCTACATATACAATAACTTCAGGTACTGCTTCAACAATATATGCTGATGCTGGAGCTGCTATTTAATATTTTAAAAAATGATTAATAAACAGAATTTAATTAATAAGCTAAATAACGCACAAGGTATATTTAATCATATATTAAATGAACCTGTGAATAATAATGGATATATCTTAAAAAATAGAGCAGGTATAAGTTATTTAGAATTATGGTATCCTGATAATAAATGTATTATGGATAATCCTGATTATATTACTATATATTCAAATGAATTATTAGATATTGAATATAGTTCAATTTTAATTGGTGGATTAGGATTAGGAACTCAAGCTTATGTTAGTCAAGATTTCGCACAAGTTGATGTTATAGAAAATGATCAAAATGTAATTAATATAAATAATCAATTAGGTTATTTAAATAATAATGTTAATATAATATTAGATGATATATTAACATTTATTCCAGAAAAAACATATGATATAGTTGTTTTAGATATATGGTGGGAAGCACCAAGTATGTCTATTATTGAATCTTTAACAACTAAATATTTACCTTTTGTTAATCAAGGAGGATTTCTATATTTTCCTGTTAACAACTTTGTAGTTAATAAACAATAAAACAAGTTTGGTTAGCTAGATATTTTATTTTATATTTAATATCTAAGTAATTAAGGTTATGTATTATATTGTTGA